TCAACACCTGGTCAACATTTGCAGAGGCCCCCATCGAAGGCCCTGCGGATGGGCGAGTGCTTCCATTTTCCCGATCAATGGAAATCCCGACTCGGAAACAGCTTCCGTGCCTGTTCGCGGGGATGGCGCGCTGTTGGTCTCCTGCTGCCGCCAGTCGGGCGCTTTCCCGGTCTCGACCCATGTCTCGCCTAGGATGGTGTTGCGGAACGCCTTGATCGCCTCGTCCGACCCCTGAGCTGCGTCCCATGCCCGAACGATCCGCTCCCAGCTCAGCCAGCCGATCGGCGAATAGAGCGCCGAGAGGTGATACCCGACCGTGGTCGGATCGGCGGCCGTGGCGGTCGCCCGCCACTCGCCGCCTTCCAGCATCGCCGTCTTGTGGTGTTCCGTGATTGCCGCGTCGCAGCCCTCGCAGTGATATTCCGCCGTTTCCGGCTTACCCTTCTGCCAGCGCAGCCGGTCGAACTTCAGCCATTGCATCGCGCCGCAATGCGGGCACGGCACGAAGTACCGGCGCTGGTCGCTCACCTCGTATTCCCGTTCGATCCGGCTCAGCCCCCGGATGGTGGGCGTCGACACCAGCAGCACCTTGCGCCGGTGCGCAAACGTCAACGACCGGGCCTCGGCCAGCGTGACCGGGTCGCCTTCCTCGTCGGCCGAGGCCGGATAGGCGTCGACCTCGTCCAGGAAGATGTAGCGCGCCGGGGTGGACCGCAGCCCGACCGCCGAGTTCGCACCCGTCATGATGAGGATGCCGCCCGCGAACTCCTTCGACAGCATCGTGTTACCCGCGTCCCGCGACCGGGCCGGCTTGATCCGCTCCCGCAGCTCCGGGCTCTCCTCGATCAGCGGGTCAATCCGCTGGCGCGAGTTGCGCTTGGCCAGTTCCACGGTCGGCTGGACCGCGAGCATCGGCCCCGGCGCCTGGTGGATCGCGAACCCGATCCAGTTGTTGCCGGCCTCGGTTGCCCCGACCTGAGCGGCCTTCATGAACACGATCCGCTGCGTGGGATCGCCGGGCGAGAGCCGGTCCATGATCTCGCGCATGTAGGGCGTGCGCACCGTGCGGTGCCCGAGCACGATCACCGGCGCTTCGGTCAGCCCGAGCTGCGTCGCGGCCAGCACCCGGCCATGGCCCGCTATCAGTTCGCCGTCATCGCCGACGAGGCAGGGCACGGTCCAGCCGAACTCGGCCATGCTGGCGGCGATTTTTGCGACCTGGTCGGGCCCGTGCACCTTCGCGTTCTTCGCGTAGGGTTGGAGGCGCGCAAGCGGCCACATCTCGATCCGCTCGGGGGCGAAGGCGAGGTTCATGCAGGTTCCTGTCGATGATAGGTCGGCATCCGCTGGGCTGGACTCCGGCGCGATGGGGTCCGCCGGCTTCCGGCTGGACTCCGGCATCCGCGGGGTATCCACCCCGCGCGGCCGGTCAGATGCTTGAATTCACGAGGGTTTCTTGGCGCCGCGGCTGGACGCTGGACTCCGGTGGCTTCCCAAAAATCTGGCCCTGTCGCTGGCGAAATGCCGAGCTTCGCCCGCCAGCATACGAATATCGCGCAGAAGGAACCGCGAAGTCGGCTGAGGGGGCTTGGCCGGGGCGGACAGCGGCCCGCAAGGAAAGGATCAGCGCCTTTCCTTTTCCAACGGACCTGCCAACGAAAGGATGGTTTCGTTCGGGGCTGCGTCGCGCGCGCCTCTCCCGAGCATATCCACTTTCTAGCCCGGGAGAGGCGTTTTTGTCTGCGCGAAAACCCTCTACACGAGACTTTCCTACAGGCTGCGCGCCAGCTTGATGATCTCGAGGATCGGCAGTTTCCGGTTGAAGGGCTGCCTGTTGAGGTTGAGCGCGATCAGCGACAGCCCGTAGCGCCAGTGCTGATGCGCAGAGGCGTGGCAGAGACCGACGTGCCAGCAGATGTTCTTCCAGCGCTCGTCATGCGCCTTCATCCAGACGATCTTGCCGTCGATGGGCTCAAGGCAGTTCGTCCAGGTCAGCGTCTCCTCCATACGCGCGATGTCCCGCGGCGAGGGCGAGACGCGCATGGGCTTCGGCTCCTGGCCCACCTTGTCGGCGAAACCGTGGACGATCTCCGGCCATGTGCTGAAGTATCCGTTGCGCCGGGGCTCCGGCAGACGGCGCAGGATCATCCCCGCCTCGGAGAGCCGCGCCTCCACATCGGCTGGTGTCCAATGGGTCATTTCCTCACCTCTCGTTGTGTTGGGCGCGCGCCGTAGAGACGCTCGCCGAGTTGCCGCACCAGCTCCCGCTCAGGCCAAGTAAGTCTCTGGTCGTCAAGGGAAACTGCGAACACGCGTTGCTCCTTCCAGCCGTCGCGCTTGACCTGTTCGGGGTTGCGGCGCTCGCCGCCATAGCCACGGGGAAACCGCCTCATTGCATGCCCCCCTTGGTCTCCAGCGCCCAGAGCAGGATCGCGATGGCGTCGGCCTCGTTGTCGTCGGCGGGGCTGAAGCCGCGCGCCCGGGCCGCGGCGATCATCGCCTCCTTGGGAGCGTTGCCCTTGCCCGTGGCGTGCCGTTTGATCGTACCAACCGGGACGCCCTCATAGGGAATGCCGCGCAGTTCGGCCCATGCGGTCAGCGTGGCCATCAGGCCGCCATAGACATGGGCCGCGTCGGTGGCCGCGTGGCGGCGGACCTCCTCGAACCAGATGGCGGCGACGGGTCCGGACAGGCGGTCGATCTCGGTCAGCCAGTTGGTGAAACGGAGATACCGCAGGCCACCGCCATCGAACCGGCCGGGGCGGAAGGATGCCGTGCCGGAGGTGATCAACCCGTCGATGCCGTGCAGCGCCCAGCCCGTTGCGGTGCCGAGATCCAGCGCCAGCATTGCGCGGTTGGCCCGGACGGCAGGCGGCAGATCGGGGATTGCCTCGCGGCGGTGTGTGGCGAGAGTCAGGTCAGCCATGGGTGGTCTCCTCTTCTGGTTGGCTGCTCGGGTGGAAGACGACGGCGGTCTGGTGCTTGGCGGTACGGGGCCGCCGTCGTCGGATCGGGAGGTTTGGGCGGGGACGAGCCACGCGCGCGAAACCCCTGGGGGTGGGCGTGGGAGAACCCGCCTGCGGCGTTCTCCCCCACCCCCGTAGGGGGTGGTTTCACCCCCGAAACTGGAAAACCGCAGCAACACACTGAAGGGAATAGGGAATTCCAGTTTCGGGAGTGCGCTTGCGCCTGACCCGGCCGAAACTGGTTGCAGCGTAGCCGTTGCGGTATCTGCGCAATCTTGCGGGGGCAGTTTCGGAAGCGGGCCGAAACTGGCCACATCGGACGTTTGCGGGGGTCCGCGAAACGATGGCGAGGCAGTTTCGGAGAAGCCCCGCATCTGGTTCAAACTGGCCGCTGCGCAATTCTGCGCGAAGCGATCTGCGGGGGCGATCATGGCCGTTCCCCCTCCGGATAGACCCAGACATGCGGGTTCTCGACCTCGAGGAGCGCCCCGGTCTGCGGCGATTTGTAGTGGGTGGGCAGCACCGCGATGCTGGCGTGGGTGACCTCGCCGGTCGCCGGATCGACCTCCTCGCCGTCCGTGGGCATGGCCATCCCCTCGACGCAGAGGTATCCGAAGCGCGACCGCGAAGGCCCGAGCCCATAGGGGGCGCCGTCGCGGATGAACTTGATCGTCCCCTTGGTGGCCTGCACCGCGATCCGGTCGCGGATCGTGTCCTTGCCGCCCAGACCGCCCTTGTTCTCGAAGGCCTCGGCAAACTGGTTGATGGTGTAGAGCCGCCCCTCGGCCGCTTCGTCGAGCAGGATCGAGAGGATCACGTCTCGCTTGCGATCACGCTCGGCATCGTGCTTTGCGCCGACCTCGGGGCGCACGAGCCGCTCGTTCATCGGGTTGATCTCGACCCACTTGCCCTTGACCTTGTCCACCAGCTTCGCGGGCAGCGCGGGGCCGTTCCGGAGTTCGATCTCGAGGCGGCGCTGGGTCGAGTCCTCCTCGGGCCGATGCAGGATCAGGCCGGTGGTGTAGAAGCCCCGGAGCGCGCTGGCGCCGGACAGCGCAAGGAACGGGTCCTCTTTCACCTGGTGCTTCGAGAGCTTCTTGGTGTGGTGGACCAGGATGACGCCGCAGTCGGGATTGACGTGGTCGCGCAGCACCTCGACCCGGTTCTTCAGGAAGAACATCATCGCGGCGTTGTCGTTCTCGCCGCCGCCATCGGGTCCTCCGTCGAAGAGGTTGCGGATCGGGTCGATGCAGAGGATGTCGAGCGGCGCGTCGGGGAACGCGGCCCTGATCGCCTCGGCCACGCGCGCGCTGCCCTCGGCATCGAGCAGCATCCGCAGCTTCGGCGTGACGATCAGATTGTCGCGCGCGGCCGCAATCAGCTCGGGCGGCAGGCCGATCTGCTGCATGCGCTCGCGGAGATAGTGATACTGGATCTCGGCCTGCAGGTAGAAGATCCGCAGCGGCCGTGGCGGGGTGAATCCGAGGAAGGGCACGCCCGCCGCCATGTGCACGAGCAGTGCAATCAGCAGGTCGCTCTTGCCCACCTTGGGCGCGCCGCCCAGCACCAGGAGCCCGCCCGGCGTCAGCACGCGCGGGCCGATGATGTCGTCGGGCATTGGGCTCGTGTCGTCGAGAAGCGCGCCCAGCGTGAAGGTCGGCAGCTCGGTCTGAGCAGGCGCCGCGCTGTCGAGGCGGATCAGCGGCGGCCCGTGCCGCTTGATGTGCAGCTCCCAGAGGCGGTTCGTCTCGCGCTTCAGCCGGTCGAGCGGCCAGGACGGGCGCAGCATCGCGGCGTTGTAGCCGCAGATCGCCGTCCAGCCCTCGTCCATCGACATCCGGCCCTCGTGGACCAACCGAAGGAAGTAGCCGATGGCGGCCGAGGCGCCCTCGAAGCGGGACCACTCGTCCGTTCCGCCCTCGTGGACCGGGGTCACCAGCACGTCGTCGATGGCGGGTTTCTCGCGCGGCTCGGCCGTGGCCATGCCGACCCCTGGCATCGGCGGCATGTCGGCGACGCGCTCGGCCATCTCGGCGAGATCGACCTCGAGTTCTGTCGCCTCGCGGATCTGAACAAGCCGGGTGAGCCCGCCCTTGTGATAGACCGTGCCGGGTACGCGGATCGGCTGGTGGGCCGAGCGGAAATGCGTGTCGCCGCCCACTTTCAGCGCGATCTCGCCGCGCAGCTGGCAGAGCCGGGCAAGGTCCGCGCCCTCCGCGGGCTCGGTCAGCTTCCACCAGGTATGGAGCTTGGTCGCGCCTTCGGGCGTGCGCCCGCCGCTCTCGACGATCAGGGTCGGTCGGCCAAGGTGGTGGACGAGGTGATCGAGCTTGGCCGGGATGTCGCCCGAGTCGAGATCGACCACGAGGCTCTGCATCTGCAGAACGTCCGCGGCGCGGGCCTGACCCGTCTCCGCCACCGTGCCGGGGATGACATAGACCGCCGCGCCCTCGCGCGCGGCCCAGCCCGCGAAGGTGGCGAGCTTCTCGGGCGCCGAGGCGTCCGCGTCGATCCAGATGTTGTGCGGCCGGCCATCCTTGCCCTGACCTTTGTCGACGAAACCGCGAACCGGGATCAGCCCGTCGGAATAGCCGAAGACCACATCGACGAAGCGCGCGATCTGGCCCGCGTCCGGTTCGACCGCGAAGGGATCTTGCAGCGGCGCCGCGTCGTTGAAATCCCGCCAGGGATTGAAGTGGATGATGTTGTCGTCGCTCATGCCGGCAGCCCCCAGCAGCGCCCGGCCCACGGGCAGAACCGGCATTCGAAGAAGTCGCGATTGGCGGCGATGCGCGGGAGCAGCTCGCCCGCGTCGGTCGCCCGCAGGATCCGGACGCCGCGGTCCGACATGCGCTGCGCGAGGTCGGCATCGAAGGCGACCTGCTCGTGGTGCAGCTCGGCCGTGTCCTTGTTGATCGCGGTGAACAGCGCGGGGTTCGCGCTGATGCCCGGCACCGTCGCTTCCATGTAGGCTTGGTAGAGCGCGATCTGCGCGGCATAGACCGGCTTCGCGACGGTCATACCCTTGGCCACCGTCTCGCGCCAGTTCTTCGCGTTCATCGTCTTGCACTCCCAGAGCGCGGGGGTGCGCAGTCCAAGCGCCGCTGGGGCCTCGGCGACGATCCCGTCGACATGGCCGCGGATGCGTCCTCCCGCGGCGGAGAAGCCGAATTGGCCACCGTCGCGCTTCTGGGTCACCAGATCGATCCCGGTCGCCCGCAGCCAGCGGATGGCAAGATCCTCGAGCTGATGACCGATCGCGAAAATCCGGAGCGAGCGGCCGGAGAAGTCCTGGCCCTCGTCCTTCGGCGCACCCGCGAACTCGAACTGCAGCGCGCGCTCGCAGGCGTGCCCAAGCCGGGACGCGCCCAGATAGTCGCGCGGCGGCGTTGCCGCGCGGTCGGCCTCGAGCGCGGCATCCACGGCGGCGTTGATCCGCTCGCCCATCGAGGGCCGCTTGTTGAAGTCCAGCATCAGAACGGGATCTCCGACTTCGCGGCGATCTCGGCCATCTCGGCGCGGAACGCCTCGATGGTGGTGACGATCAGCCGGTGCATGTCGTTCTGCGTCAGCTGGGCCAACGGCCGGTCCCAGCCGATCCGCTCCATCTCGGGGGCGAGCGCGCGCATGACGGCGGGCAGCGCCTGGGTTTCCTCTTCGGTGAAATCGACCATGCTCAATCCTCTTTTCGCTTTGCGGGTGAAGGCCGCCTGGCAGCCCATGGAGCAGAACCAGCGGCGGGTTCGGTGGGGCCGCGGCCGGTGGGGATCGAACCAGCCGAAGCCGCGGGTGCGCGCGGTGCAGACGGCGCAGAGCACCGGCCGCGGATGCCAAAGGCGATCACGGCCCGGTCGATCCGCAACCGCTGCGGGCGGGGATGGGACTTGCGCGACATGGTTCACGCCGCCCTCCGCTCAGGCGCGGCCGACATGACGAGCCGGCGAATGTCGCGCCGGTTGAACTGGAAGGTGATCAGCGCAGACGCCCTGTAGCGAGTGAGCCCGTAATCCTGCTGCTGTTCGGGCGAGAGGTATTGCAGCTGTTTCTCGGTCGGCGGCTGGGCCAGCCAGCGCTTCGACTTGAAGGCGCTCTCGTCGCTCTCGTGGGTGTTCAGCCAGTCGTCGGCGCGCGCGAGGCAGACGGTCCGATCTCCTACCCCGAGAAGGCAGGTCGGCTGTCCCCTGGCGCCGCCGACGGCGTGCCAGCCGCCCTCGAGGAAGAATACGCCGCCCCAGGCGTTGAAGCCGCTGGCCATCAGCGCAGCGTCGTCACCGAAGAGATCCTCCCATACGAAACTCGACCGTTTCAGCAGGTCGATCTCGGACATCACGACGTTCTCGAGCGGCGTCGTCACGGACCCGCCTTGGAATTCGTAGCCGCAGATCGGGCACTGCCGCGAAGCGAGCGGGATCTCCGCCTCGCATTCCGGACAGGTCTTCGTCGGGGCTTCGCCCGGTGTCGGATCGCGACCGTCGAGATCGACGTCCTGCTCCAGCGTGCCATGCGTCAGGCTCGAGATCCCGAAATCCAGCACGATGCAGTCTGTCTTCACCACGCCGGGATGCTCGGCCGGATCGACGGTGCGCAGGCCGCGCCCGATCATCTGGATCATGGTCGATTTGTAGGAGCTGGGCCGCAGCAGCACGACGCAGGAGGTGGGTGGGTGGTCCCAGCCCTCGGTCAGCACCGCGACGTTGACGATGACCTGCACCTCGCCTGACGCATAGGCTTCGAGCACCATCTTCCGTTCGGCGGAGCCCATATCGCCAAGGACGACGGCGGCCGGGTTTCCGGCCTCATTGAAGGCTGTCGCGACGTCGATTGCGTGCGCGACGGTCGAACAGAAGACCACGGTCTGGCGGTTCCCGGCCTTTTCCTCCCAGTGCCGCACCACTTCCTCGGTGATGGGCGCGCGGTTCATGATCGCCGCGACCGCGCCCATGTCGTAATCGTCGGCGGTCTTGCGGACTGCGCGCAGCTGGTCCTGAACGCCGACATCGATCACGAAGGTCCTCGGCGGCACGAGGTGACCGGACGCGATCAGTTCGCCCAGCCGGACCTGGTCGGCGACATTGTCGAAGACCTCGCGCAGGCCCTTCCTGTCGCCCCGGTTCGGCGTCGCCGTGACGCCGAAGACGCGGGCCTGCGGATTGGCATCGCGCACCCGGTCGATGATGCGGCGGTAGCTCTCGGCCACCGCGTGATGCGCCTCGTCGATCACCAGCAGATCGAGCTTCGGCATAGCCTGCAGATTGGCGGCGCGTGACAGCGTCGGCGCCATGGCGAAGGTGACCTGTCCGTTCCAGGACTTGGTCGTGGCATCGACGACGGAGGTCTCCATGTCGGGATTGACCCGGGCGAACTTCGCCCTGTTCTGGCTGGTCAGCTCGTCACGATGCGCGAGCACGCAAGCCTTGCCGCCGTTCCCGGTCATCCTGCCGGTGACGGCCGAGAGCATGATCGTCTTGCCCGCACCGGTGGGCGCCACGCCCAACGTGTTGTCGCGGGTCGAGAGCGCAGCTAGGCTGCGCTCTACGAAGAGTTTCTGGCGGGGACGGAGGAGCATCGCGCCCTCACTGTGCCCAGGCAGGACGACCCGGCACCGGCGATGCCGCAGGCTGCTGGACCGGCGCCTGCTGGGGCGCGGGCTGAACTGGCGGCTGGTAGCTGTGTTGAGCCGCCAGCCCCATGACCTGAGCATAGTCGCGATGATCGGGTGTCACCGCGGCGCGGATCTCGTTCTTCTCCTCGCCCATGGCGTCGGTGCCGACGTCGATCCGGGCGATGAACTCGATCCCGTCGAGATCGGCGAAGCCCCCGATCCGCCGCGCCGCCTGCGCCTGCGGGGACTGGTCCTTGTCCGAGATCCCGCGCGCCGAGTTCAGCATGCCGCGCACGAGGCTGCGGCCCATGTTGGCCCAGTCCGGACCCTTGGGGCTGTAAAGACCGATCAGCGTGAAGATCTTGCGCCGGGCGTACTGGCCTTCTGTGACCGTGAACTCGCCGTTGAGGTAGACAGCCCCGGTCGCGCCGCGGGTGGCATAGCCCCCGGTCCAGCCCTGCGACGGGTCGTCGAAACCGCCGGGGCGGATGGTCAGCCGCACCTTGGCGAGCGTCCCCTTGGGGATGAGGTTCGTGTTGGACTGGGCGTCGTTGAAGTCGTTCCAGAGGCCTGACATGGCTCGGGTCCTTTCAGTTGGTGGGATAGGAATGGGTGTCGGTCGCCGTCGGACCGGGCGGCGGGGGCAGCTGCGGCGGCGAATAGGTTAGCCGCCGTTCCGCAGGGATCAGCGGGCCGCGGATCTTCTCCATCAGCCGGCCGAGATGGGGCTCTTCGACCAGGTCGAGGCGGCCGGAGCGGTCCTTGGCCGGGTAGCCCCACGGGTTCAGCGTCTGGCAGACGAAAGCCCGCTGAGGCCGGTTCAGCTCGTCCGGAAGGCTGGCCATCGTGATGACCTGATCGACGATGCCGGGCAGCTCGAGCCCGGTCTTCGAGCCGTCGATCTGCGGGACGAAGACCTTGCGATTGAAGTCGTCGAGCTTCTCGTCGAGGATCCCGACGAACCAGACATTCTTGCCGCGCGTGTGCTGGAGGTGGGTCAGCCAGCCGATCATCTCGCGCCCGTGCAGCCCGTAGGCACCGCGCACGTCCGGCTTGCCGGTCTTCTCCGAATGCGCCTCCGGCTGACCGCGGCACCACTGGAAGCATAGCCGCCCGGCCACGGTGATCGAGTCGATGAAGACGGTGTCGTATTTGGCGAGGACGCGCGGATCGCCGAACCGACCGCACACCTCGTCGAAATGCGCCTGGCTGTAAGGCTGTTCGGGCCGGAGCGCCGGGTTCGGGCCGCCGATGAAGACCGCGAAGTCCCGACACTCCTTCCAGGTCCGCGGCCGGACCACGTCGATGAGCATTCCCTCGATGGCGAGGTCGCCCGCCTCGAGGTCGAAGAACAGCGTGGTCGAGGCTTCGAGGGTCCAAAGCAGGCTGGTCTTGCCGATCCCGGAGGGGCCGAAGATCACGCCCTTGATGCCCCGCGTCTCGGCCAGCCGCTGATCGGCCGTGATGATGGGGAGGCTCACGCGTGGTCCTCCTGCGGCAGGATCGCGATCTTCAGCGCGCCGGTCTTCACGGTGCGGGCGGGCTCGAAGCCTTGGCGGATCGCCTCAGGCCAGGCGACATAGGCGCGTTCGGGCACCTTGAAGCTGATCTCGACGTATTCGGTTGGATCCTCGCCCGCGGCGCGGATGCGCTCGACCATGGCGGCGAGCTGGGCCTGGTCCCATTCGACGCGCTTCGGCAGATCGGCGACCACGGTGTAATCGCCATCGGCAAGGCGGACAGTGCCGGTATCCTTGCCGCAAGCGCGGCGGGCTTCGGCGGCGCGGGCAGCGTAACGGACCTCGAGGGCCGTCGAGAAGCGCGCGGCGACGGCCTTCATCTGCTTCGCGGCAGCGTCGATCTCGTGCTGCATTGCGGCCAGTAGCTCGACCGGAAGCTGGGCGATCTCGCCTGCGGGCAGGTTGATCAACTCGTCGATACTGGGGGTGTTCTGCGGGAATGGCATGGGGGCCTCCGTGATTGGGGATCGGGTCAGGCGGCCTCGAGGAGGCGCATCGAAAGGGCGGCGCCGGCAGGACCGGGCTTCGGCCGGGCGACGGCGATGTAGGCGAAGTGGTCGGGGCCGAGCCGGGCCTGCACGAGGTGGACAAGCCGCTGCTCGGCGGCACGCAGCGCAGCGGCAGCGACACCGCGCAGGGTGCGCTGGCGCTCGGGCGTGAGGTTCGAGACGGCCCCGGTGGCGTCGACGGCGAGGAAGCCGCGGTGGTAGACCAGCGCCTCGCCCGGGGCAGCCTGCGCGATCCAGGCGGAGAGCCCGACCTCGTCGAGCGCGGGACCGGCGGCGCCGAAGATCGACACGACGCGGCTGCCGTGGATGGCGGAACGGCGTTCCATCATGCCGCCCCCCGAACGCTGTCGGCGGTGTGCGTGAGCTGGTCCTTCTCGAAGGCGAGGATGTCCTCGAGGCGGTAGACCACCCGGCCGCCGAGTTTCATGTAGGCGGGGCCTTCCCCGGCCCATCGCCAGCGCTCGAGTGTGCGGTGCGAGATCGTCCAGCGCCGCGCGAGCTCCTTCTGTGTCAGGCAGGTCTTCTGCTGCATCGTCGTCTCCCGGTGTCGTTTGCTGGGAGCACGATGCGAAATCCCGCGAGGGGATGTCGTCAGGATTGGAGTGGGATGCGGAGGGGGATTGTCAGGAGCCTTTCAATCCAAGGGAGAACGGCTCTGTGGGGGATCGCCATCCCCCACTCATCCCCGGGTGCATCCCACCGCGGGGATCGGGAGGGCGCGCGGACGGGAGGGATGGCGCGAGATCAGAGCCCGAGCAGGCGATAGGCGCCGCGGCCGTCCGACTCGATCAGGAGGCGCCAGTTCTTCTTCGACTTGAAAACGTCGGACATCTTGAGGCTGCGCGAGCCCGCGGCGGCGAGGATCGCCTTGCCGCTCTGCCACGGCTCGCTGCGCCCGGCAGCCTCGTGCAGCGCACGCACGACCTGAGCCTGGATCGCGCCCAGCCGGAAGTGCTGACCGTTGCAGCGGACATCCTGGTAGTCGGCGGAGGCATGGAACGCGCCGGGTCGTGGGCCGGCAGCCGCTCCGGCAAATCCCGTCTCGGCCTCGAAGCGGTCACGCTCGTCCCGCCTGAGGAAAAGATCGCGCTGCCGCACGGTGATGAGCTCTCGCTCCCCTGTCAGGCAGGCATAGTCGGCCTTGTGCGAGCGGAAGCGGCTGAGCTTCACCTCGCCATGCCGGAAAAGCTGGAAGACGTCATGGGCGTGAAGATCCAGAAGCCCGTTGAACGGGCCCCGCTCGAAGGGGACGGAGAATCGCTCGCCCTCCGGTGCCTCCTCGTAGTCGCCGAACTCGACGGCCAGGTTGAACACCCGGATCGACAGCCGCAACTGGTCGTTCTCGGCCAGGTAGACGAGGTCCGCCTCGGACATGGACCAGCGCTCGAGGATCTCCGGCAGGGTGAAATACGACTTCTCGATCTCCATCCGGACACCCGATTCCCATGTGCGATTGTTTAGGTTTTGTTCTAATCGCTTGACGGCGTCGCATCAATCCGATTTTATCCTATTTCATCCACACATCCTTGGGGAAAACATGACCGAGCAGCACACCTTGGCCGACCGCCTGCGGGCCCGCGCCCAACAGCTCGGCCTGACGCCTGCCCATGTCGCCGAGATGGCCGGCGTGCACCGCTCCTTTGTCTACGACATCCTGCGCGGCCGCTCGGCGCGCCCCGGCCTCGACCGGTTGGCCGAGGTCGCGCGCGTGCTGAAGGTGGACCGCGACTGGCTGATCCACGGCATCGGCGAGGTCGAGGGCACGCCCCCCTTCGTCGAGAACCCCGACGATACCTTCGTGGCCATCGCCCATGCCACGCCTCGGCCCTCGATGGGGGGCGGCGCGGTCGTGACCGAGGATGGCGACACCCCCGGCCGCGTCTATCACTTCCGTCGCTCCTGGATCCGGAACAGCCTGAAGGCCAGCCCGTCGCAGCTGCGCATCATGCATGTCGAGGGGGACAGCATGGCGCCGACGCTGCTGAGCGGCGACGCGGTGCTGGTCGACATGACCCGCCGCGCCCCGAACCCGCCCGGCATCTTCGTGCTGGACGACGGGATGGGGCTGGTCGCCAAGCGGCTCGAGCACATCCCCAACAGCGACCCGCCCGCGGTGCGCGTCATCTCCGACAACAAGCACTACCCCGAGTACGAACGAACGGCCGACGAGATCCACATCGTCGGCCGCATCCGTTGGTTCGCGCGGGAGATCTGAGGTGATCGCGTTTCGGGAAATCGACGATGCCGATCCGGCGCTGGCGTTCTCGCCGCTGGTGCGCGGGGTGGAGAAGACCTTGGCCTGGATCGGCGAGCATGGAGGCATCCCCCTGACGCCGTCCAATGCGTTCAAGCGGGTATTCGTGCACTGGTCCGCGGCCGAGTTCGACTGGCCCGGCCACACCGAGGCGGACCTCTTCGCCGTCAACAAAGTGCTGAACGAGATCGACTTCGCCCCGCTCATGGTTTTGCACGACCTGATGATCGCGATGAAGCTCGGGCGGCACTACAAGGGCGAGTTCCGTTTGACCAAGGCGGGCCAGGCGCTGATCGGGCATCCCGGCCAGATCTTTGGCACGGTCGTCCCGTTCTTCCTGTTCCGGATAGACCACGCGAGCCTGTCGCGCTTTGAAGACGCGCCGATCCTCGGCAACTGGGATGTGTTTCTGAACGTGCTGAACGTCGAGTCCGAGGACGGTGCCACCGGCGCCCATCTCCGCCGCGTGCTCTTCGGCGAACCCGAGACTGGGCCGGTCGCGCGCTATGACGATGTGATGGGACAGCTCTACATCCAGGTGCTGCGCCCGCTCTGTTGGGCGGGACTGCTCCAACAGGGACGCGGCACGGCCAGCTATCGCTTCGAGGAGGCCGTGTTCATGAAGACACCGCTGTGGCGGGCGACGCTGAGGCTGGAGACAGATGGGTTAGCTCGTGGGGCGACGCGGCATTGATCGCCCGAGGCGGCGTTGAGTCTCCTCGGCAACGTGACCGAAAAACTCAGGTCGCAGGACCGGTTTCGCTGGCGCTTCAGCCAGCGACATTGCTAAACAATGGAGAAAGGCGCAGCAGTTTAGGCTGCGCCAAGAAAGTCGTAAAGGCTCGAAAATGGCGTCGGCACAGCAACTTATCGGGCTCGTAAAGAGCCACGCGGAGGGGGACGAAGAGCGTTTCTTCGATCTCGCGATGCAGCTTGCCGCCGCGGAAGAGCAGCGTGGCCACACTCGACTGGCGGAACAGCTGCGCCAGTGGGCGGAGGCATCGCGCGTTCCAAAGACCAGTGCTACTGCAAAGCTGACACCGCTGGCCGCGCCGCGCGGCGATCTCGCCGGCATCCTGGGTGCACGATATCCGACAACCACTCTCAGCGATCTGATCTTACCAGACCACCTCTCCGACGAATTGCGCCAGATCGTTGTCGAGACTCGGAAACGTGACCTTCTGGAGGAAAAGGGTCTGCATCCACGCCGACGCCTTCTTTTTTCCGGTCCGCCTGGGACAGGAAAAACCCTGAGCGCCGAGGCATTGGCCGGAGAGCTAAAATTCCCGTTGTTCACGGTGCTTCTGCACGGACTCATAACCAAATTCATGGGTGAGACTGCGCAGAAACTGCGCCTGATCTTTGATGCGATCCGCACAACTCGCGGTGTCTATCTGTTCGATGAGATCGATGCGCTGGCGGCTTCCCGTGGAAACGAAAACGACGTTGGCGAAGCTAGGCGAATTCTGAACTCGTTTCTGCAGTTCCTCGATGAAGATACTGGCCCTTCGATTGTTGTCGCGACCACCAATATTCCTGAAATTCTCGACAGGGCAATCCTTCGGCGTTTCGAACTGGTGCTGCCCTATGAGCTGCCCTCAAGGGAAGCCGTCCAGAAGGCGATGCGGCGGCGCCTGATCGGCTTCAACGTCGATGATGTGGATTGGGACGCTGTATCTAGGGTTGCGGAAGGCCTTTCGACGGCAGATGTTGTTGCTGCGGGCGAAGATGCGGGAAGACGCGCTGTCTTGTCTTCGACAGACCGAATTCTGACGGACACGCTGATCGCTTCGATGGAACGCAGGCGTTCGTTACAGGGACTTGGAACATTGCCGAATGGAACGAAATCGCCCTCATCTGATCGTAAACAACCTCGGACAGGCGGTCGCGTTTCAGGCCAAGGGCGGAGGTCAGCCAAGGCGACCGAGTGACGTACCGAACCGCGGCGCACATGCGCAGGCGCTCCTCCGAGCGATTGACGAGATCGGCAATTTGGCCGCGCAGGACCGCCCCGGTGTCTACCTCGAGATCCAAGCGAGGCCGAACGAACCCTTTGTGACGAAGAGCCTGGATGCCAGCGGCCTCCGTCTTCTTAAGGTTTCTACCGACCCCGAGAATGAAGCAGCTCCGGCCCGTGCAACCGTTTTCGCGTCGCCAACCGGCGTGAGCAATCTGCGGAAGAAGGTCCAGGCCTTCCAAGACGAGAACACGAAAAAGGGTAGGCCAAAAAACGCGGATCTCGTGCAAAGCATCTCGGCTATCGTCGAAGCAGGACTGCGCGCCCTCTGGCGGAGCCCGCATGCGAGATTTCCCGCTCAGGGCCCGGTCCATCCCTGGGAGATATGGCTAGAAAGAAACGAAGCCGACCAATTTCTTGAGCGGGCAAACGCTCTCGGGATCCGTTTCGAGGCCGATCGTCTGCAGTTCCCCGAGGACGTGGTCGTCATCGGTCATGGCACCCACGACCAGATCGCCGAGGCTGTTCGCCATTATGGAACAGTGAAAGCTCTCGCCGCGCCCACGGTCCTATCCGACTTTTTCGAAGGAATGCCGCCTGAAGAACAGGCTGAGTGGGCGCGAGCGATGGAGGATCTATTGCAGCCCCCCGACGCTGCGGATCCGCGATACATCACGCTCCTCGATAGCGGCATCGGGCTGAATCATCCCTTGGTTCGACCTTTCCTTGACCCGGCCGACCGCCACGCAGCGGAACCGGGCTGGAGTCTAGACGACAGCCGTGGGCACGGCACGCAGTTGGCGGGCCTTTCGCTCTACGGAGACCTGCTGCCAGTGATCCAAGGCAATATTCCGGTTCATGTCAGGCATCGGCTCGAGTCCGCCAAGATCATCCCTGATGCTGGCCAGAACCCTCACCATCTGCTGGGAGCCGTGGTCCTCAAGGCTGTCAACGCGGTCGAGGCAAATGCAGAGCGAGGCCGAACCTTTTCCATGGCCAGCACGACCGACGAGGACACGCCACACGACGGCGCACCGACTTCATGGTCGAGCGAAATCGATCAGCTGACAGCTGGCGTGTCGGGCAATCAGCTTCGACAGCGGCTATTCGTGCTCTCCGCAGGCAACACTGACCAGAACCGCTTCCAGGGAGATGAATACCTTTCGGTTTGCGACGACCCTGACCACGAGATTGAATCTCCGGCACAGGCTTGGAACTCTATCTGTGTCGGCGCCTACACAGAAAAGGTGAGGATGCCTGCTGACCTGCCCGGGCAGGCCGTTGCCCCCGCAGGCGATCTGGCACCGTCGTCGCGCACCGCAAGCTGGTCGAAACACTGGCCGATCAAGCCTGACGTCGTGATGGAGGGCGGAAATTGGGTTCAAGATCACCTTCCGCCGCCATTGAGCCACCCGGCGCTCTCGCTGCTTACCACAGACCATCGATACCCACTGCGGTCGCTTACGACGACTGCTGACACAAGCGCCGCGACGGCGCTGGCAGCTAGAGCGATCACCGAGCTCTGGGAAGACTACCCACACCTGTGGCCGGAAACGATCCGGGCGATTTTCGTCTCGTCCGCGCGATGGACGCAGCGGATGAAGTCGCACCTTCCGGCAAACCCGTCAAAGGGCGACTTCGTACGACTGTTCCAGAGATACGGCTACGGCGTGCCAGATCAGGCGCGCGCAAGGCGTAGCGCCGCCAATGCTCTGTCCCTCATCGTTCAAGACACGATCACCCCGTACCGGCCAAGCGCCACCGCTGGAGCCGAACCCGTCCACAACCATATGAAATTCTTCCAGCTGCCTTGGCCAAGAGAGGCGCTCCGGCAACTGGGCGCGACGGAAGTCACTCTTCGTGTGGCACTCAGCACTTTTGTCGAACCCAATCCTTCTGAAGCGGCTCGCGGCTCGAAATTCCGCTATGCCTCCCATAATCTGCGGTTCAAGCTGAACCGAGCCAACGAGAACCAGGCACAATTCCAGGCAAGGATAAACAAGCTGGCCGATGACCCGGAGGCCGATCCGGTAGCTGACAATGACGGCTGGATCTTCGGTCGCAACCGGCGTGATGTGGGTTCCCTGCACATCGACGAGCTTCGTTGTCCCGCCTCGGATCTCGCACGGCGAAATCTCCTCGCTGTCCACCCAGTGGCGGGATGGTGGAAATCCAAGTCGGTTCAGAACGTCGACCAGAAGGCGGCGCGCTTTGCACTTGTCGTCGAATTGGATGCCGGTGACGTTGAAGCCGACCTCTACACCGAAGTAGAAACGGCGATCGCGAACCTGAATGTTGCCCAGATTGGCGTCTGACGTCATGCCAACGTTGGATACCATAAGCTACGCGTGAGCACGCGGGCATACGACAACCCCTTGTTTTAACTTGAAATCCATCGCCACGCGCGGTGAGCAAGGAGCAAACCGCCTCAGGAGGTTCGCTCCCCATGCAAGACGACATCGCCTTCGCGCCACCCGCCGAGACGCTCACGACCGATGAGCGGCTGGCGGAACTGGCCGCCATCCTCGCCAGCGCCATCGCGCGCACCAACCCACAGGAAACGAACGAGAATTCTCCGCTCGACGGAGACAGTTCGCTGGACATTCTCGCCCTCAGACGCCGTCGTCGGAGACAGGTGCAAAACCGAGTTGGAGACGACGCATGAGGAAAAACGCAAGGAAATCAGCTGCAAGGGCCGCGCTTGCGCGCCCGGTGGAGGGGATCGACGTCCTGGCCGAACTGGCGGCGCTGAAGGCGATGACGGTGCCCGAGTTGCAGGGCAAGTGGCGGGTGATGTTCGGCGAGCACGCCCCCAACGCCAGTCGCGGGAACCTGGAGCTGCGGATCGGCTACCGCATCCAGGAACTCGCCCATGGTGGCATCAAGCCCGCCACGCGCCGCACGCTGGACGCGCTGGCGACCGAGGTCGCCTCGGGTGCGCCGGGCCCGCTGATCGCGGATCCCCGCCGCCCGATCCCCGGCACCAAGCTGGTGCGCGAATGGCAGGGTGAGGAGCAGGTCGTCACCGTCCTGACCGATGGCTTCGAATGGCAGGGGCGGCGCTTCAAGTCGCTTTCGGCCGCGGTGCGCGCGATCACCGGCAGTCACTGGAACGGGTGGAAATTCTTCGGGCTCGCCCATGGCGCGGAGGCCCGCCCATGAGCCGCACCAAGCCCGAACCGGTCCGCCGCCTGCGCTGCGCCATCTACACCCGCAAGTCGAGCGAGGAAGGGCTCGACATGGAGTTCAACAGCCTCGACGCCCAGCGCGAGGCCTGCGAGGCCTACATCGCTTCGCAGCGCGCCGAGGGCTGGGTGGCGCTGCGGGACCGCTATGACGACGGTGGCTTTTCCGGCGGGACGCTGGATCGGCCCGCGTTGCAACAGCTGATCGCCGACATCGAGGCGGGGCTGATCGACGTGGTCGTGGTCTACAAGATCGACCGCCTGAGCCGCGCGCTGATGGATTTCTCGAAGCTGGTGGAGATCTTCGACCGCCACGGCGTGACCTTCGTCTCGGTCACCCAGTCCTTCAACACCACGACGTCCATGGGCCGCCTGACGCTGAACATCCTGCTGAGCTTCGCCCAGTTCGAACGCGAGGTGATCGGCGAGCGGATCCGCGACAAGTTCGCCGCCTCGCGTCGAAAGGGGATGTGGATGGGCGGGCCGGTGCCGCTTGGCTATGTGGTCAAGGACCGGAAGCTGGTCATCGAGCCCACCGAGGCCGAGCACGTCCGCACGATCTTCCGCCTCTATGCGAGGTCCAGCTCCACGGCGCAGGTGCTGAAGGAGTTGCATGCGCGCGGGATCCGCACCAAGCGCGGCGCAGTGTTCGACCGGGGCTACCTGCTGAAGTTCCTGCACAACAAGGTCTATCTCGGCCTCGCCGTGCACAAGGACGAGGTCTACCCCGGCGAGCATGTGGCTATCATCGACCAAAAGCTGTGGGACGAGGCGCATGCCGTGATGGCCAACAACCGCGTCGCCCGGGCGGCGGTGGCGCGTACGGCGCAGCCTGCGCTCCTGCGCGGGCTGATCTTCACCGAGACGGGCGCCGCCATGACGCCCCACCACACCAAGCGGAAGGGCAAGCGCTACTGCTACTACACCTCGATGGACGTGATCCGGAAGCGCCCCGCGGCCGAGCTGCGCGGGCCCCAACGGCTGCCGGGTGCCATGGTCGAGGAGGCCGTCATCGGCGAAATCCGCCGGATGCTGCGCACGCCCGAGGTCGCGGCGCGCACCGCGCGGGCGGTGCGGAAGGAACGGCCCGATCTCGACGAGACCACTGTCGTCGCCGCGCTGGCGCAGTTCGACAACCTGTGGAAGGCGCTCATCCCGGCCGAGCAGGCCCGCATCGTCCAACTGCTGGTCGCGCGCATCACCGTCAGCGAGGCGGGGCTCGCCATCGACCTGCGCCACGACGGCCTCGGCGCCATCGCCGCGCTGATGGCCCCGCCGAAGAAGGAGGTGGCCTG